TATGAAGTTATCTACATGAGAACCCATATAAGATTCTTCCTGTAAATTTTTTAGTTCCTCTAAAGGTGTTTGAGGATTAAAGATTCTCTTAAACTTTTTAGAGATTTCTTTAGTGAATGTAGAGTTGCTTGGTATTCTCATTATGCTCTCTCCTTTAAATAAATTTCACTACGTAATTTATTATCAACAATCATTTGACTATACAATCCAAAAGTATCATTTTCATCTGTACCAGATACTTCAGATATATCTTTTTTATATTTTTTAATTAAAGGAAGTTGATTTATTACTTGTCTAACACAACTACCAATATAAACTTCTCCATACCATTTTAAAGTCCAAGCCATAGTTTCTTTATTGTACTCACACTTTTTTTCTATATTGATTTTTTTTCTTGCCAACTCATGTCTTAACTTTTCTTCTATTATTTGATTATTCATTACTTCTCTCCCCATATTAAAGTTATTACTATTGATAATGCTAAAGCTAAATATAAATGTTCCATTATGCTCTCTCCTCTGCAATTTGGTGTTCAGCTTCTTTGATTGTTTGATCTGCTTCTATGTTTAAGATTATATTTTTTGCAGTTCTTAAAGTATCAACAGTATCAATCCATTTGTCATGATCTGTATTTTCAACACCATTATTTATAAGACTTTTTATAGTCCATTCTGCACCATAGCCTAAATTTACTTTCTCAACTTCATATAAGCTATTGTTAATAGTAACATCATAAGTATTTACAAACTTACTTTTTTTAGTTTTTAAAGTATGGTATTTATTCATTGTTCTCTCTCCTTTATTAATTGTTAATGTATTTAACATTTAAAAATAATACTAAAAATGAGTTGTATTGTATATAGCTAATAAATGGCTATTTTACTAGCTTTTTTAACTAATTTAACCCTTACAAGTTTTATTTCTTGTTTTATTTTAAAATTAAATATAAAAAACGAATCAATTAAAGATATGAATATAAATAAAAAAATATATAACGAGAGAGTCGCAAGACAAGTATTTATATTTCATATCATATATACTAGATTAGCCCAGATGGACTCTCTCTCATTTGGGTTAATCATAACAGAGAGGAAGATATGAAAGAACAGCTAGATATATTTGATACTGATTACCAATCAGCAAATTATACTGACACAAGCCAAGAAGCACTTGCCACAATAAAACCTAAAATAAAAACTAAAAGAGAAATGGTTTATGATTTGGTTAAACTTAAAGCATCTACTAATTATGAAATATCAGATGAGTTAGATATGCCTTTAAGTTCATGTTGTGGTAGAGTCCATGAACTACAGGAATTAAACTTAGTAGAAAATTCTGGCATGACTAGAAAAACTAAATATGGAAAACAAGCGATAGTATGGCAAAGAAGAAAGTAACAACTGCTAAAGAGAAAAATCACTTAAACAAAGTAGCTTCTCTAGGTTGTTTAATTTGTGGTAGTCCAGCTATCTGTCATCACATAAGAAATCGTGGAGATGGTAAAGGTAATCTTGGATTTGGAAACCGAGCAACTGCGTATGAAACAATTCCATTATGCCCGAGCCACCATGTTGGAAGTTTTAGTATTCATAGTTGCAAACAACAATTTGAATCTATGTATGGAACTGAAAAAGAATTATTATATAGAACTTTAAAAGAGATTGAGAATATGGAACAAGCTAACGACTTGTTTAATTTTTATAACACAAACAAAGGAGAGATATAATGGCACAGCAAAATAGAGAACACTTTCATGTACATAGTGAAAACAAAGCAAGAGAACATGAGGAAAAGAAAAAAGCAACCAATACAATCAAAGAACTATTGATTAAACATTCTAAAAGAGAACTAATAGAGATAATTGAAAAGGAGATTAACTAATGTCTAAAAAGAGAGGTTACTTTATTTTATATCGCGATTTGTACTCTAATCCTATTTTTAAGAATTTATTACAGGCGAGTTGTTGGATATACTTTATAAGTTCAGCATCACACCAAGATAAAACTTTAAAATTTTTAGATACAGAAGTTTCAATCAAAAGAGGAGAAGCTATTATGCCTTTAAGGGTAACAGCTAAAAGATTTGGTATGACTTACTCTGAAATGAGGTCTTTTATACTACGGCTTGTGCGTAAAAAAATGATAGACACTAGAACGACCCACCTACAGCCCAGCAACAACCACCCTAGCCGAAAAGTAACGATAATAAACCTTATAAATTACGACTTATATCAGTATGTAGAATCAGAAAAACCACCTACAGCCCACCTATCGCAACAAGTGTCAATACACAGTACTAATACACATATACTAAATAGTAAGATTAAAAAGTCTAACAAGGAAGATTATAAGAAAATAGGAGATGAGGGTCATTATTGGATAATATTAAAGGATAAAAAGAAATATTTAAAACATAAATTTCAGGATATTCCATTGGAAAAATATTAATTATGCTATCTAAAGAATACTACTTAAAAAATAAAGAAAAAATTAAACATAAGAGTAAAATATATCGTGAAAAACATAAAGTTCAAAGAAACGCATATTTTCAATCAGAATCATACAAAAATCATAAAAAAGAATATGACAAAGAATATAGAAAAAAAAATAAATTAAAATATCAAGATTACAGGATAAAAAACAAAGAAAAAATTAACAATCAAAGAAAAGAATATTTATTAAAAAACCCTGAAAAAAGAGAAAAATTACGTGAAAGAAAAAGAAAACATTATTGGGATAATTTAGAATATTATACAGAAAAAAGTAAAAAATATAAGCAACAAAATAAAGAAATAAGAAATAAAAAACTTTCTATAAGATTAAAAAATGATGATGAATATAGATTAAGATGTAATTTAAAAGCTAGAATTATATCAGCATTAAAAGGTAAAGGTAAATCAGCTAGAACTATGGAATTAATTGGGTGTAATTTAAGTCAATTAAAAGAACATTTAGCTAGTAAATTCAAAAAAGGCATGACATGGAAAAATCATAGTTATAAAGGTTGGCACATAGATCATATAATACCTTGTGCTTCATTTGATTTAACTTGTCCTGTTCAGCAACTTGCTTGTTTTAATTATAATAATCTTCAACCTTTATGGGCATCTGATAATATGAGAAAAGGAGCAAAAATACTATGAAAGCAATACTCCGAATTTTTAAATATTGCAGAAAACGTATAATTGATTTAAGTATTGAAAATAAACAACTTAAAATGCAAATTGAATATTTACGAGCAATACTGAACCAAGACGATAATACAAGACATTAAATGGTTAAGAAAAAGACACAGTTTAGACACATTTCAATTTCTAATAAGAAATACTACTTCTATGAAATTAAGTGGTGGGATATTTTAGGAGATTCTGGCCACGCTGGAATAAAAGAATTTGATTCTATGAAACCAGCTTTGATGACAACTACAGGATATATTTATTCCAAAGATAACAAACATCTTAAAACATTTGCTAGTTATGATGAGAACGAAGAATCTTTTAGTGATAGAAATGTCTTTCCTATTGGTTGTATTAAACATATGAAAAAGATAGAAATATAAGATTATGAAAAAATCTAATGCACTAGCATATGTTGGTTTTAATCAAAAAGATAATAGAGTTAAAAACGATTTTTACCCTACACCACCAGAAGCTACACAATCCTTATTAGAAAGGTATAAATTTAATGGTAATATTTGGGAGTGTGCTTGTGGAGATGGATCAATGTCTAAAGTATTAAAAGAAAATAAATATGATGTTTATAGTTCAGATTTGATTGATAGAGGATATGGAGAATCTGGTGTTGATTTTCTTAAAACATTTAAAAAATTTGATAATATTGTTACTAATCCACCATTTAATTTATCAACTGAATTTACATTACAAGCATTACAACTTGCTAATAAAAATGTTGCTATGTTAAACAAATTATCATTTTTAGAAGGTATAAATAGAAAAAATAAGATATTTATACAAAACAAACTTAAAAACATTTTAGTATTTTCTAAAAGAGTTAAATTTGGTGGCAATGGATTAATGGCATTTGCTTGGTTTATTTTTGATAAAAATTATAATGGAAAACCTACATTAGATTGGATATAAACAATAAAATGAAAAACGACATAAATAAGGCACAAAACACAGTTAAGCCTAAATCTATGGGCAGACCTAAAAAAGAACTAGATGCAGAAGTGATAGCAAATTTAAGTCAAATAGGTTGTACACAAGAAGAAATAGGAAGTGTTGTAGGAATATCTGCTAGAACCTTACAGAGAAGATTTGCTGATTTAATAGAGGATAATAAAAACAAGGGAAAAGCCAGTTTAAGAAAAAGAATGTGGCAATCAGCTTTAAAAGGTAATCCTAATATGATGATCTGGTTATCTAAAAATTATCTAGGAATGAAAGATCGTACTGTTCAAGAAACTGTTGTTGAACCTTTACCATTAATCATAGAAGCGAAAGCAGAAGATATAGATGGCTAAACAGAACTTCACATATTACGTTAAACGAGATCAAAATAAAAAAAGACCTCAACGTCATAAAAAGACTTTGAATAAAAGTGAGAAAAGAAATAAGAAACTAACAAGATATAAAGGACAAGGAAGATGATTAAAAACTTTAAAGACATTGTAATTCTATTAATAACAAGTGGTGTCTTAATACTTCTTGGTGTTATTATTGTAGGCGATTATTGGGTAGCATTAGAAGAAAATAGACCAGTAGATGAAAGTGTAATTACATTAATGAAGATGTCAGTTACAGGATTGATTGGAGTTATTGGTGGTTATATTGGTGGTAGTAAATGAGAGATAATAAAATTATAGAATCTTATTTAAAAAAGCATTGGAAAAAGATTCAAGAGATGATGTTATTTAAGAATCTTAAAAAAGAAGTTCAAATAGGTGCTAATGGAACACTAGGATATGTAATAAAAGAAGGTATAAACAAAGATAAAAAAGTAGATAAAGTATGAAGTATATAATAAAATTTATATATCATTGGTCAACCTATTTAAGTAGTTGGTCATGGCAAAAATTATATGCAGATAGAAAAACAGGATTAGGATATAAAACAAACAAAGGGAGATGATATGGAAGAAGTTGGAGAGAATACTTTTCTTAAATTGAGAGAAGAAAAATTAAGACTCAAAGAAGAATTAGAGCAAGTAAAAATACAAAGAGATATGGCATTAAGAAAACTTAAAAAAATAGTGGAGATGATAAATGGAAATAAAAAGAAGTAATTTCTATCCTAATGGTGAGATAATAGATTATTCATTACCTCAATCATTTAAAAAGAGTTTAAATAAAGAGGCCTGTGGTAACTGTGGACTCTACAGTAATCGTAGATCATTCTGTGGTAGATGGGGAAGTAAAGCTGTTAAAGATACTTACGTTTGTCATGAATGGAGAAAGAGATTCTTTAATAGATAATGAAAACAATAGTTCTATTGCTACTCATCAATGGAGAATTAACTCATCAGAAATATTATGAAATATCTAACAAGAATTGCTTTGATCTTATTCAAGATAGGATAGAGCAAATCAGTATATATTCAGCTAAACATAATATATGGTTCGTAAATAAGAACATAAGCGTAATTGGTGGATATTGTTAAGCCTTTATGATAAATGTTCTTTATGGACAAATACTTTTTAAAATTCTTTTCTGCTTTAGATAATTATATATCTTGGGTTGCAAACCTATCAGCACCTAGATGTAAATGTAAAAAGAAAAAGAAGAAATAATTTATGGGATTGCTTATGAACTATTATTTTACTGGTTGTTTAATTATTGCATTAATTCTATTTACATTACTTGTAAGTCATTACCCATGAAATTTATATTAATAATATTTTTATGTTCCTTTATAAATGACCAATGCTTAGAGCCAGTAGAAATAAAACAAGAATATAATTCATGGAAAGAATGTACGATTGCTGCACTAGAAATATCTAAAGAAATAATAATTGCACAAGAAGATAATTTTGTTAATAATAACAAAGTAGCAACGAAATTTATATGTAAAGAAGCAGAACAAGTCTAATGAGATATAATACAATTAATGAAAATATCCCTCACAAAACCTCAACTTAAAGTAAGTAGTTCAAAAGCTAGATTCAGAATATTAATATCAGGAAGAAGATTTGGTAAGACTTTTCTTTGTATTACCGAGATGATGAAATATGCAACTCAACCTAATCAGAAAATCTGGTATGTAGCACCTACATTTAAAATGGCTAAAGAGATCGTATGGGCTAATCTAAAAGAAATGCTTAATCAGTTTAACTGGATAGAAGATATTAACGAAACTACTATGACTATTACTATCAGGAAAACTAATAGTACGATCTCATTAAAGGGTGCTGATAATTATGATGCTTTAAGAGGTAGTGGATTAAACTTTCTTATATTAGATGAGTTTGCAGATATAGATAAACGAGCATGGTATGAAGTATTAAGGGCTTCTGTTTCTGATACATTAGGTAGAGTCTTATTCTGTGGTACTCCTAAAGGTTATGGGAATTGGTCATATGAATTATATTTAAAAGGTAAGCAAGATGAAGAATGGGATAGTTACCAATATACTACTTTAGAGGGTGGTATAGTTTCAAAAGATGAAATTGAACAAGCTAAACAAGATATAGATATTAGAACTTTCAGACAAGAGTTTGAGGGTACATTTGAAAACTATGCTGGTTCTGTTTATTATAATTTTCACCCTGTTGAGAATGTAGTTAAAAAAGAAATAGATTGGGAGAAGCCTTTACATATTGGTTTAGACTTTAATGTGGATCCCATGTCGGCTTGTGTGGGACAATTAGATAAAGATAAAGTATTTTTTCTTGATGAAATTATTATCTATGGAAGTAATACAGATGAAATGGTGCAAGAATTAAGAGATAGATATGGTACTAAAATACCAATTTTTATATATCCAGACCCAGCATGTAAACAGAGAAAGACATCTGCTGGTGGTAGAACTGATTTATCTATTTTGCAAAACGCTGGTTTTAAAGTTAAAGTGAAAAATAAACACCCAGCTATTAGGGATAGAGTCAATGCTGTGAATAGTAAGTTAAAAGATTCTAACGGAGAAAGACATATTTTTGTTTCACAATCTTGCAAAACATTGATAAAAGGTTTACAAAGACAGATATACAAAGAGAATACAAATATTCCTGATAAGGAAGATGGATTCGACCATATGAATGACGCACTTGGATATATGATTGATTACTTAAAACCATTAACCACTCAGACAAGATTTAATTCTCCTACAAGATGGACAATGAAATAAAATATGGCATACACTAGAGATCAAGCACAAGAAACCCATAAAGACTATTCAGAAACAATTAATAATTGGGAATACTACATTCGATCTTATAATGGTGGCTATGACTATATGATAGGCCAGTATCTTAATAGATATAATTTAGAATTAGATAACGAGTTCAATCAAAGACTTGCTAACACTCCATGCGATAACCATTGTAAAAACATTATTCAAATATACTCATCTTTTCTTTTTAGAGTTAGACCAAGTAGAGATTTTGGTTCTATGCAAGACGAGGCTTCATTACAGAACTTTTTAAAAGACGCAGACTTAGAAGGTAACAATTTAAACGCAGTAATTAAACAAGCACAAAACTATGCTTCAATCTATGGTCAATGTTTTATGATTTTAGATAAGCCTAATATTCAAACTAATACAGCAGCAGAAGAATTAGACCAAAACATCAGACCTTATTTATCAATCGTTACTTCTGAAAATGTTTTAGATTGGAACTATGTTAGACAACCTAATGGTAAATACGAACTAGACTATTTAAAGATTAGAGAAGAAGTAGATAGACAAGGTGGAACTTACATGAGAGTTTGGTATTTAGATAGAATTGATACTGTGTATATGCCAGAAAGAGAAGAACCTAAATTAGTTGATAGTGTTCCTAATACTCTTGGTAAAATACCAGCAGTTATTTTATATAATTCTAAATCTCACAAGAGAGGAATTGGTCAATCAGATTTAACTGATATAGCTGATCTTCAAAAATCTATCTACAATGAATACTCTGAAATGGAACAATTAATCAGATTAACTAACCACCCATCTTTAGTTAAAACTCCTAGTGTAAATGCTAGTGCTGGTGCTGGTGCAGTTATAGAAATGCCTGATGAATTAGAGCCAAACTTAAAACCTTATTTATTACAACCATCTGGTTCTAGCTTACAATCAATAATGGATTCAATTAATAACAAAGTAGAATCTATAAATAGAATTGCACACACAGGTGCTATTAGAACTACAAAGACAGGGATTAGTTCAGGTGTTGCATTACAAACTGAATTTGAATTACTTAATGCTAGACTATCTGAAAAAGCTGACAACTTACAATTAGCTGAAGAACAACTATTTAAACTATATGCACTATTCCAAAACACTACATTTGATGGTGAGATTAATTACCCTGATTCATTTAATATTAGAGATTACGCAAGTGATCTTATGTTCTATCAACAAGCAAAAGCAATCAATGTTCAATCTCCTACATTAATGAAAGAGATAGACAAAGAAATAGCTAGATCAGTAGTTGATGATGATGAGAAGTTAAATATAATTTTTGATGAGATAGATATTAAATCAGAGGTTGGAGAATTTACACAAGACGAAGTAGTAGTAGAAGATCAAGAAGTAGAAGAAGAACAAATTTAATGAATGTCAGATATAATCAAAGACGCAACAGAATATCGAATTAAGCAAAT